AGAAATGCTTCACCATATCATGGAATATTAGTATATCATGGTTTGGGATCTGGTAAAACATGTTCTGCGATTGCTGCTTCAGAAGCTCTTTTTTCAACAGCTCATAAAAAAATTATAGTAATGACACCATTTTCTCTACGAAAGAATTTTTTGAAAGAAATAACATTTTGTGGATTTCGTCATTTTCGTCTTCAAAATTATTGGGTGTCGCTCAATAAAGATGATCCAGCACATCAATTATTTGCTACAGAAGTTTTAAATATTTCTCCCACACATTTAAAAACGGCAAAACATATTTGGATTCCAGATTTCTCTCAAACAGAGCCTAATTATAATGCCTTATCTTCTGATGATCAAACTGAAATTCGTAAGCAAATTATATCAATATTAGTATATGATGTCAAAACAAATCCTACAGGTCGTATTCATTTTATAAATTACAATGGTATATCAGCAAATAAATTAAAAGAAATTGCTTGTGCGAATTCTACATATTTTGACAATGCTGTTATTGTTATTGATGAAATACATAATTTAGTTCGTTTAATGACGGGTAAAATAGAACCATATGTAACTAGTCCAAAAACAGGAAGACGTAAGATTGTAGTAGAAACAATAGGGGCAGATAAATGGAAACCATCATTGTGTTCTACAAGCAGAAATTATAAAAGAGGGTATTTATTTTATAGACTTTTATTATCAGCAACAAATTCAAAAATAATAGGATTATCTGGAACACCTCTTATAAATTTTCCAGAAGAATTAGGTATATTATCAAATGTATTACATGGCTATATACCAGTGATTGAAGGAATAATATCTGTTACGGGTGATGAAATTCAAAAACGTATTGAAAATATATTATTAGATTATAATTATAATGATTTTGTGAGAGTAGAGGCTGATCGTGCGGGTCAAGGAATTCGTATTATTACATCATTATTACCAGATGGTATTCGTAAAATTTCAAATGATGTAGGAGTTGAAAGAATTCCAGAAGGAGAGGCTGTTCTAACAAAACAAGAAATATTATTAGATTTAATAAAAGTATTTGAATCGAAAGGATTTAAATTTTCATTAGATCCAGTATTAAAAGCATTACCATTATTACCAATTTTTGGAGAAGATTTTAGAAGTATATTTTTAACTGAAAATAAAACAGATATAGCAAATAAAGCAGTATTACTCAAACGTTTATCAGGATTAATATCATATTATAAGGGATCAAGACAAGATCTTATGCCCAAAGTATTAAGTGATACTATTGTAAGAGTTCCAATGTCAGAATATCAACAAAAGATGTATAGTTTAGAACGATCACAAGAAATTACTACACAAAAACAAAAGAAACAAGCAAAAGTTGATATATGGGCAGAGATTGAAAATATAAGTGATATGAAAAATTCTACAAGTTATCGCATGGCATCACGACAAATATGTGATTTTTCTTTTCCACCATCAGTTACAAGACCAAGGCCATCAAATATATCTGATATTGATGTAGAAGCACCAGATACAAAAGATTTCATAGATACATCTCCAGATCTATTAACAGATGCTCCAGAAGAAATGGAAGATTTTCCAGAGTTTCCAGAAGGAGAAGGAGAAGGAGAAATAATCGATGATGAAGAAGATAATGAAGATGAATATCTAGAAGAAAAACAAGAACTAGAACAAAAAGGAGGAGCAGTTGTTGATTGTAAAAATCCTGAAGAATATTTAGAAAATACTGCGAATGGTGATTGTTTATTTGATTCAATAGCACAAGTATATAATCCAATTGATATACGTGATACGAATGATTTTACACCAGTATCAAAACTATCAAAAGTATTACGTAAAAATCTAGCACAAATATATTTAAAAGCAAATAATGATGAAGAATTTCGTAAAGAATATTCAATTCCAAAAAAAATTACAGATATTAATAATAAAATAATGACTTTATCAGAATATGCTAAATATATTATAGTACCAAAAGCATGGGGATCTGATACAGATTTAGAAATACTTTCAAGAATTCTATTAGTTCCATTCAAACTTATACAACATAATCCAAAAGATGAAGAAGATAAAAGAGAAGTTAGAGTGATTGAAAAATTTGGTTCAAGCCCTAATGAAGAAGATTATTATACAATATGTAATTTAGATAATTATCATTTCGTTTTAAAGAAACATGAAAATCCTCATATAAATGACGTAGAAGAAATATTTAAAAGAGTTATACAAACAATACAACCTACACAAACAAAGTTAAAAACTGTAAAACCAACACTAAAAGAATCAATACAACAATTAAAACTACAAAAACAAAGTGACTGTAAGGCTGGTCAGAAGAAAGGAGAGTTATATAAAGATGCTATTCTAAGAGCAAAGAAATGTTTAGTAGAATTTGCAAGTGATAATCTTCGTTTAGATAATCCAGAAGGATTGCGTATTCTTTCTCCAAAATATGCGGCAATTCTCCAAAATATTCAAAACACACCAGGATCAAGTTTAGTCTATTCTCAGTTTTTAGATATGGAAGGAATTGGAATATTTCGTATAGTGATGGATATAAACGGATATGCTCCTATTGAGATTGTATCAAGTCCTACTGGGCCAAAATTTTCTAAATTAACAGAAGAATCTCTTAGAAAAGGCTCTTTACAACCTCGTTATATAACATTTTCTGGAGCAGAAAAAGAAGATATTCGTAGATTAGCATTAGATGTATTCAATGCTCGTTTTAACGAATTACCAGAAAGTTTATCAAAAGTATTATTAGAATCTGGATTTGAGGATAATAATAATAAACGAGGTCAAATATGTCGTGTATTCTGTATTACAAGTGCTGGAGCAGAAGGATTATCATTAAAAAATGTGCGAGCAGTTCATATTATGGAACCATATTGGAATGATGTTCGTTTGAAACAAGTCAAAGGAAGAGCAATTCGTATAGGAAGTCATTTGGATTTACCAAAGAAAGATCAAAATGTTTCTATTTATACATATGTATCAGTATTTGGTAAAGAAGCACAAGAATCTAAAATAGGTCCTATGAAAATAGATGAAACAATATTTATTAATGATTCTATGAATCGTAAAGAGGCTATTGAATATAACTTACCAATATCAGAAGGTCAGTCACAATATGTGGTAACATCAGATGAATATTTATATTTAATTAGTCAGCAAAAGAAAAAAGTAATCGATGAATTAGAAACAGTAATGAAATCTAGTGCTATTGATTGTGAATTAAATTTTGCTGAAAATAAAGATGGAACATTTCAATGTTTATCTTTAAAAGGAAAAATAGGAGATTTCTTATATCATCCAGATATTCAAACAGATATACGGGAATCCGCATCTATGTTTCAAATAACAGAAAAGACAGAACAAAAAAAGATACGATATTTTTCTTATAAGGGAAAAAGATATGCAGCAGAAGCTGATGTAGATAAAGAAAGTTTTATAGTCTATGATGCGGATGATTTAACAACTGTTATTGGAAAAATGGGAAGCAAGGATGGAAAACCATCTTTACCAATAATATTTAATTAAATGTTATATTTCTAGCCTTTGCTTTCTCTAAAATATCTTTATATACATAATTTTTAGTTTTTCCAGTAAAATTTTTTCTTGATCCAAGAGAACGAGCTATTTTTACTAATTTATCATCTTCATTTATATAATATGGCGCCACATTTAAAATATTTAATAATTCTTGAGCAGTTTTTGGAACAATAGTAATATTTTTTACTTTTCTTGTATATTTCCGTTTTGCTTTGAGTGTTAGTGCGAGTGGAACTGGTGCTGCGAGTTGCATTGGTGCTGCGAGTGGCATTGGTGCTGCGAGTGGAACTGGTGCTTCTTCATCTTCTATTTCTTCTTTTTCTTCTTTTTCATCATCCCATTCTTCTGCTGCTCTATTATTTGCTTTATGTGTAGATGTAGGTTCTTTAGGAACAGGCTCTGGTTCTTTCACTGGAGTAGGGATAATAGGCAAATCATTTTTTTCATTTAATATTTCTAATCCAGCCAAGCCTTTACGAATTTCATTTTGTTTTAAATGTTCTTTAAAAATAGGTAATAACTTTTTATACTCGTCAGCTGCTTGTACAGCATTATAACGAGTATTTGGATTATAATCAACACAGTGATTTATAAAATCTATCAAAGGTTGTGTAACATTTTTTAATAAATATTGTTGATATTCTAGCTGTTTATCGCTTAACCATTTTTTAGATGCTAAAGTTTCAAATCGTGAATAAGTATCTATTCTAGGATTATAATAAAATAAATAATTTTTTCCATCTGTATGTTGAAATGGATAATGATGAAAATAATTTTTTAATAAGTCAATAAGTGTTATTCCCATAGAAAAAACATCTACTTTTTCAAAAACGGTTTTAAAATCTTTAAAATCAGTTTTTAGATATATATCATCGATTGTTTCAAAAGGTATTTGAAATTTAGTTAAACCACAATGAACATATTCTCCAGAAAATCTTGTATTAAATGAAAGAAATCTTCTTCTAAGAGTATTTTCAGATTTTAAATCTCCTTTTTCATCAAAACATCCTAATTCAAAAGGCCAATAAGGATAAAATGTTGTATTATCAGTATATACTGAATTAATATATTTTAAATTTTTTATTTCAAAACTCAATCCAAAATCAATAAAACGTAACTTTATTTCTTTTTCACCAGATAATATATTTGGAGGTTTAATATCAGTATGGACTAAATTTTTAGAATGTGCTATTACAAGTCCATCAAATAGATTTTGAAATCCAGAGAATATTTTTTCATAATTATCTGATAAAGGTTTTAATTTATATAAATCTTTTCCACCATTTTTATATAAGACTAAATATCTAGTGCCTTTATATTTAACGCCACATTCACCAAGATTATTGGATGGTTTAATATTTGTTTCATCAACTTCACACATTTTAGTAGCAGATAAAGAAAATGTTTGTATTTTATCAATTTCTCTCCATTTAGCAGATTCTTCAAATTCAGCTTTAGCATCGTCATAATTCATTAATTTTGAAACAACAGATCCAGATTTTCTAGAATCTTCATCTTTACATTTTAGTGGTGGTTCCCCAAATACACATCCGTAAGTGCCTTCAGCAATATATTTACCTCCTCTTTTGCTTCTTTGATTTTTTTTTCTTGTATAATTTACCATCCTATTAATACAGATGAAATTCTATGCTGGTAGAGAAGTAATTTCTCTACAATAACATGTTCCTTGTTCTGCCAGTGGAGGATCTGCCCACAAAGCAATTCCATTATGAATAATATTTTGATAATTCATTTCCCAATCAATAATTTCACGAAACGGAATGAATGTATGAACTAATTTTTCTAAGAATCCAAGTTGGAACATCATAGAATCAGTACATCGATACACAAATTGATGAGGAGGTTTATATGCTTTAGTTTTAGAATAATATGATTTTGGTGCTTCTGGTGGGCGTGTTCCAACTCCTTCGCCTAAACTCACATAATCCCAAGAATTATCTTTTTTTAAATCTTCTAGTAAATCATTCAAGCATGAAACAAAATCGTTTCGTAAATAAATATCAGATTCTAAAACAATTATTTTTTGGAATTTATTTTCAACCGCATGTTTTACACAAGAATAAAAATTCACTCCAAGAGATATTTCTCCTTTTGATAATCCACGACCTTTAAATGTTAGTCCGGGACATTGACGTGGTAAAAATGGATCATATACTTTAAAAATAAAATCATTTGTTAATTCATCACTCCACATGGGAGCCATATAAATAATTTTTTCTTCAGGTATAGCAACATCTTTAAAATGTTGAACCAATCTTTCATAGCGAGATTTTTCTTTTTCGCTATGACAAATTACATATACTTTATCAATATCAGATGGAAAAGAACAAACCATTATTTATTCTATGGTTCTTCTATTTAAGCATTATTGGGACGAATTCTTGTAGCAGAATCCATATCACGAGTAATTACTCGGAATGTTAGTTGAACTTGTTTAGAAAGATTAATAATTCTTGTTCCAGTAAAAATTACGCTATTAATCGCAGATTCTAAGCTCTGACTAGAAGCATTAGAACCACCAAAAGGCATAATAGTTGTAGAGCCTGTAGTAGGGTCATTGAAACGAGATTCTATTACAATAAAATTACAGTATCCAACGGAGTTTGGACCATCTGTATAAGCTGTTCCGTTTGTATAGCCAGTACCAATAATAAGAAACCCATTAGAACTTTGTAAATAAGAAGCCCAATCATCTTTTGTTCCAACATTATCACTAATTAAAGATAAATTAATTCCTTGTATAGCAATTCTATCACCTTTAGAAAATAGATAACGACTGAAATATGTAGATGTTTGTAAAATGAAATATATAGAATTATTATTAGTATCTTTTACACCAGTGCCTATATATACAGATGCTGAAGTAAAACCAGTAGGAGGAGAAAGAGATGAAAAGATATTGCTAACATTAAGAGTATCTAAACTATTATTTATAGAATTACCATTAGGTAATTGTAATTGAATAGTCATCTTTGTTAGAGTAGCAAGAGGTGTAGGATAATAAATACGTTGGCATTTTAAGAATTTAGGAATCATAGCTAAATAACTAGGATTTAATGCACTAGTATCAGCGGACCATTGAGCATCATATTGTAAAGAAGCAAATGCTCTATCAAGAGTATCATCCGTTCCAAATACATTAGAATCAAGTTCTTCAACATTTATTATAATACCAGGGTAAGCAAGAGCATTATTTTTAGTAGTAGTATCATATACTGGGCTAGTATTAGTTCCAGTATTTATAATTGCTAAATCAAGTTGTTCATATGGGACAAGTGCTTTTACCATTTCGATACGAGTAATATTATGGAATCGCATATTAGCAGAAGGAGAGTATTTAAATCCTTGGCTATTATTGGCTGGATTAAAAGTAACAGAAAAATTATAGCGATTTTCTCTTTGATTGTTATACCAATCTCTATCAGCAGAATATATAACTAAATTATATTCATTTTCTTTATAAGAGAGAATTTCATCTTGAGGAATAATAACATTTTGAGGTAGAGCAGGTTTTATGCGAATGGCTTCTGCTCTAGCAATTGTGGGATTTGCTGTAGCAATACCACTTCCTTGTTGTTGTATAAGATCTTTTAAGAAAGTACCAGAGAATTCATTTGATGTACTAGATTCATTTGATTCTTTTTCAACACGTTTTGCTTCAGCTTCTCTATTTTTCTTAGCCATTTCAAATAATTGTAAAGATGATATATCATTACTATCTTCTAAAGGAATTCTAAAATCTGGTGCTGGAGGTGCGAGTGTCTTTTGCTCTCCATTATTTCTTTCATTTTGCAAACTACTGAACCTACTACTTACATCATCACGTATTGCTAAATTAGGTATATTTGTTATAGTACCTATATTCCCTTGATTATTTTGATTATTTTGATTGATACGAGTATCAATATCACTAGATGATGATATATTTTGACGTGCTAAATATGAAGTAAAATCTGAAATAACTAATGATAAAACTTCTTTATTTTTAACAACCAAATTATCAGCGGGATTTTTTTCTCCAACTTCTTCCATATAATGATGGACTGTTTTGCCTAAACGATTTTTTTGTTTATCATTTAAAACTGTTTTTTCTTGAAATTTTCCAGCAACAAGACGATTTAACATTAATTCATTTTTTTGAGAAAAAAAATCACTAGAAGCCATCTATCTATTATGAAAACATTAGAAGAATTTCTTTATGTTGAAAACAACCAATCACGTAAATCAAGCATGAATGAATCCGGAGGTGCGACACGACTAAATTTTTTAAAATCATCACCCATGAGCATACGTATAATAAAATACATGCTATACATTCCACATTCTGAATTTTTATATTGAAATCGCCGTCCATTATAAAATAGTTTCATTTGAGAATCTTGTGTAGTTAACCATTTCATAAATTTTTGAATTTGAGAAGGTGCTTCCATTCCATAAGAATCAAAATAATATGTTTTGTGTTTCACTAAATCAATAAATACAGCAACCCAATGGCTACCAGATTTAAAATGAGGATCTAGATTATAAATAATTCCAATATATTGTGTTCCATTTTCTAAAGCAACTGTTGTTTTAATTTCACACATTTCTTGAATTAAACATTTTGCTTCACCATTTTTATTATATGGATCGGGTGCTGCAAAATCAATAGGATATGGTCCCATGAATTCAAAATTAGGATATGCTTCTTCATATTGATTCATAACATGTTCTATATCTAAACTATTTAACCATTTATCATTATCATTTTTCCAATCATCAGGTTGTTTTGGTCGTAAATATTCTTTTATAATTTGATTTTTTTTCAAATCATCAAAAGGCAATGCTTTTACAAAAGTATATTCATTTTTAGATTTGACATTTAATTTTTCTTCAATAGCCTTACGGATATTAGTATTTGAAAGATTTAATTGCTGTGCTACTTCTTGAAGTATATCATGAGGAATACATCCATCATTTGGTGTTTTAGTACCAACTCTAGGATGACATTGTTCTGGTCCTGGAAAAGGAGGTGTTTTTAGATTATGTTTCTTTTTTTTATGTGTTTTACTATTTCTCATCTAGTAGTAAGTTAGAATGGGATCTCAACAAGAAAAGAAAGTTGATAATTCTATATTTTGGTATTATATAGTTCCTATATGTATATTCGTATTATTATTATTTTTTGTATATGTATTATTCCATGTATCTTCAATTCAATTAGTAGGGCATGAAAGAGTTATGGAGATTGTAAATAAATTAGGAAGATATACTAGATGAGTCCATTTTGGAAATCCGGTTTATTAGTTGGAGGTATTGCAATAGCAATATCACTTTTTGGAACTTTATACGGCGTTGTATTAAATAATATTAATTCAGACGCATATAAGACAATACTTAATAATTTTAATACAATGTTTATTGTAACAAGTGTTTTAGTTACTGTTTTAGCAGGATTAAGTGTATATTTTGTAAAATCAGATCCAACAATGTTTCAACCTTATGTATTAGTTGTATTACATATTTCATTATTATTATCTCTATTATCAGTTTCATTTGCTACATTACAGCAAACATCATAGATTAATTTACTAGAATAGCACAAATTTTATGTTGAAGTCTAAATTTACCAGTCCATGAATTATTATATGTATTCTTGTGAAAACAAATTCCTTGTAAGCGAAACATTACTCTAACAGTATCATTGGGTAATATAAGTCCCGGTTGAAATTTATCATACCAAATTTTATTTTTAAATATTTTAATATTATTTTGAATTGGAAAATATAAATGTAAAAATCCATTTTCTACAATTGGTTTAAAATATTGTTGAAGAATATCATATGGATATATATTATTAGGAAACCAATATTTTTGATGAAGAAAAACAGCACCTAATAAAGTGATTTGAAGAGCATGTAATTTTGTTTCAACTTGTAGATTTTCTTTTAGAGAAATAATAAATCTTCCAGTTGTGCCATCAAATTCTTGAACTTTTAATTTAGGTAAAAATATATTTAGATTAGAAAATATATTTTGACCATCAAAATATGCTAAAGGAATAATTGATTTATCGCTATGTTGAATATCTCCAATTTGAACTTTTCCAACTTCGAATTTTTGTAATGGGATTGCCCACTCCATCGTAAAACTTGCTATATATTCTACGTTTCTTTTATTTAGATAGTTAAATGGATTCTATAGAAACAATAGAAATATTTGGTGAATATATAAAAGAAAATAATCCAGAATTAATTCATGAAAAAAGAATAAAGTTAGAACCTCTTATTTATGATATACTAAAAGTTAAATATTATAATATTTTTGATAAATTCTGGAATGAAAATAAAATTAAAAAAAATACTAATAAAGCAATTGTTTTAGTAGAACGAAGAATTCATGAAAATTTAGCATTTATTTTGAGAAATATGTTTTATTTTGCTAGAGACTGGTCAATAGTAATAGTATGTTCTGATATAAATTATAGTTATTTGAAAACAATTTGTGGGAATAATTCTAATAATGTAAATCTTCTACAATTATTTGAAGGGAGTCCACATAGAGATACAGCAAGAAATGAATATAATTCATTATTAAAATCTAAAGAATTTTATGAAAGTCTTCCATATGAACATTTATTTATTGTTCAAACAGATACATATTTAAGAAAATCTATAGATGAATCTATGTTTGATTATGATTATGTTGCTGCTCCTTTTAGTTGGAATTATGATTGTGCTGGTGGAGGAATGAGTTATCGTAAAAAGAGTACAATGATAGATATATGTAAAAATTTTAAAAAAGATATATCTTCAGAAGATTGTTTTATTTGTGAAAATGCTAAAGAATTAAAATATAAAGTTCCAGATTATTTAGATGGTATGAAATATGTATGTGAATCATGTTTTTATCTAGATCCTATGGGTGTCCATCAATGGTGGACATTTATGAATGGAACTGTTCAACATAAAGAAATTATTTTTCATAATTATTTAAAATTAGAGGTTTAAAGAACAATTATTATAGTAAATTATGGGAGATATCCCATAGGAGTTTTAGCTCAGTAGGTAAATTAATAATCTATAAAGAGCGTAGTGCTGTTTATTATTAAGTCCAACACTAAAGTCGGTGGTTCGAACCCACCACACTCCGTTTTTTTTCAAGAATTATTATATTCTTAAAAGAAAGCACATTTAAACCATTACTGAGATGATATTTAAGAAGCAACAATGGATTCATTATGTCTTTGTTGGAGAGGAATGGCAGGGACTGGAAAAAGAACAAAATTAATGGAGAGATTGAAGCAGATTGCGAAATCTCGTGAAATTCCATTTAATATTCAAATAAAAACGTTATCCTATGAATCTGGAAATGCTTCTACAGTTGCGAAAGGAGAAGAAGATGAAAAAATAGATAATCATACGATTGAATATGAAAGTTCGTTAGTTCATATTGGATTTGATATAGCACGTATGTCAATGCAAGACAAGAACATATTACGACCAGTTTTAACAAATTATGGAAAAGGGAGTCATGTATTAGGAGGAGAAAAACGAGGAAATCGTATTATTATATTATATCACGCTCATCTTTTATCAAGTGAATCTATTCTTATTATTCAAAGTGTATTAGAACAAAATGATGGAGATCTTTCATTATGGATTACATCAGAACTTCCAGTACCTCATAGAATTCATGATTGGTTTATAGAGATTCCAACACAAGGAGAAGATAACAATTTTGAATTATATAAAAAGATACAAGATTCAGCACTATATAATTGGGAAGATGTTTTTCGGAATAAATTAAAAATTTGGTTAGTAAATAAATATCCAACATTAAAAGATGTATCTGAAATTAAAAAGTTTGTATATGAAATATTAATGAGAAATTTAAGATGGGTAGAGTGCGTTCATTTTTTGTTAGATGTAATTATTACAATGAGTGAATTAAATGAAAAGCAGCGATATCGTTTATTAAAAGTTCTTGCCAATTGTCAAGCGACGGGTGGTGGATTAACACTTCCGAGTTATCGTATTCCTATTGTTTGGGAAAACCTCTTTATAAATCTTCGAAATGCTATAATAGATGAGTAACCTAGTTTTACATACATTATGTAAAGAGGTTAAAGAAATATATAAAAAAAAAGAATATAAATGGAATGATGATATTATAACAAATAAAGATATTGAAATTCTAAAAAAAGAATCATCGGAAGAATCACCATTTGATAAATTACATCTTAAAAAAAATATATATGATAATTTTGTAAAAGGAAATAAAACAGTACAATCGATTGTTAAAAAAACAAAGAATTTTCGTATTGTTATATTAAGTGAGAATATTCATGAATTTTATCCATGGAAAACATGGGCTAGAATATTTCAATGGTTTGGCATGTCACATGCTACTATATATATATATTCTTCAAAACAACAAAGAATTCTTCCAAATGAAGATATAGCAATTGGTCCAGAATATGTAAATGGAGGATATACATATCCATGTAAATCAGATTGTGTTGTTATTTATAGATATGAAGAAATAACGAGAGTATTAATACATGAATTACTTCATGCGGCATGTACTGATGATTTTAGCAAACCAGTTGAACAAAGAGAAGCATTAACAGAAACATGGGCTGAATTATTTTTAGTAGCATTATTATCAAAAGGAGATATATTTCTTGCAAATAAACTCTGGTTACAACAAGATCATCATATACAAGATCTTAATAATACTCTTTTAAATTTTTATAAAAATCATGAATATGCTTCAAGATATACAATCATGCGAACACCAGTATTAGATAATTTAGGCATTCAATTAGATACAAACTATACATCAAAACATATAAAATCATCAAGATTCACTTCTGTAGAACTTGATAATTATTTAGAATAAATTAATAAATTAATAAATTAATAAATTTATAAAATTGATTTTATAAAGAATATAATGATATATATTAAAAAATGGGTGTTCGTGGTTTATTTCATTATTGTAAGCCTTTTCTAAAATCTCCAGATATTCATAATAAACGAATAGGAATAGATGCTTCTTCTCTTTTATATAAATTTTATGGAGATTTTGATAAAATATTTAAATTCTTAGAACAATTTAAATTAAATAAAAATAAAATTATCTTTGTATTTGATGGCAAGGCTCCCAAATATAAAGAAAAAGAATTAGAAATACGAAAAAATAATAAAGAGTCAGCAAATATTCGTATTAATCTATTAAAAGAATCATTATATAATGAATTAAATTCAGAAACTATTATTTTAATTAAAAATCGAATAGATCAATTATCAAAAGATAATTGGTATTTAACATATGATATTAAACAAGCATTCAAACAAGAACTATATAATCATAATTATATATTTGTAAAGAGTATTCAAGAAGCAGATTCTTTATTAATTGATATGTATTATAATAATTATATTGATGCTGTATTATCAAATGATATGGATTATCTTGTAGCAGGTATAGAAACATTATTGATTCCTACAAATAATAGTCTTAATCAAATTAATTTAAAAGAAATATTAGACAAAGAAGAAATTAATATAGAACAATTTAAGGAAGTAGCAATTTTATGTGGAATTGATAATGTAAAATATATTGATACTGATAATGTATCGTATGTGATGAGTTTAATTCGTCATTATGGTTCTATTTTAAATATGAATGAAAAATATCCATCAATATTTTATGAATTTGAGTATAAAGATATTCAAGAAACAAAAAAACGATATTATCCAAATAAATCAATATATGTATATTTAAAACCAGAACATAAAGATAGATTAGATGGTTACTTGGTCAGATGAAACACTAGTAATAGAAGAATCAAATATTGATTTTTATTTACAATGCATTAAACATAAGAATTTAGGAAAATATGATAATTTAGATTTAATAGAAATTCAAGAAAATGAATTTAGAAGAGAATCTAGTATATATTATTCACGAATTATACGATATAGATTATTAGGATATCTATTACCAAATGAAGAACATAGTTTAAGTAACTATTTTTTATGTACTTCTTGTTTTCAAAGAATTGAAAGTGGAGAAAATATGGATAGATGTTCTCTATGTGAAATAATTTTTTCTGAAAAGGAAACTCCATTTTTTTTAAATTACAGTTATTTTACAGATAATAGTATTTATAAAAAATATAAAAATAAATACGAGTTAGGAGTAATAGAAGAATTTATACGAGATCAACGAACAAGTCTTAGTAATCCATTAAAAGAACAAATTATTATGGAATCTATGCATCCAAAAAGAATACAACGAATTCTAGATTTAACAAATGATTTAGAAAATCTTGAAGATTATATTTGAATACTATATATAGTAGTTGTTACAAAAATAGCAAGAAGAACATCAACAGTATAATGAGAACGTGTTGCTAAAATAGCAAGAATATTTGTCGCATTAATTCCAATTAGTAGTGGTAAATTAATAATATGTTCTCTATAATATAAAAGAGTTAATAGTAGAGTAAAAGAAGTATGACCACTAAATATTTTATCATAACAACCACCTAGTAATAGAGAATGAGTAGTTATAGTTTCATCACATATACTATGTTTTGGAAGTATAGTTGATATTGTTGTAAAAGCACGAATAAACATAATAATTGTGAATTTTGCTAGAAATTCTGTTGTTATAGTAGTATTTGAAACAAAGAATAATGATATAAGTAATACCAATCCAATAATATCTACAATTGTATGATAAGCATGTAAATCGGGAAGAATAGAATGAAAGATATCAAATAATTCTATTGGTTCAGAATTATTATAATATTCTGAGCCGAGTTTTAGAACCGCATAATTAGAAATAAATATAATTAGTAAAATAATTATTAAATATATATATTCATACATTTTGTATCTTTCTATTAAAAAAATTGAAATTATTCTTTTAGAATTCTCATAATTTTTTATTATATAAAAAATTGATTTTTATTTCCATACATATTTGTATTAAAAAAATGAAGATTATTAGTTTCAACGTGAATGGCATTCGCTCTATGGCGACTAAATCAAAATCTGGTCAGAAAGGTTGTCATATAGATGATAGTGTTATTTGTAAATTAGTAGAAGAACAGAATCCAGATATTCTTTGTCTTCAAGAAATTAAATGTTCTAGAGATATAGATCTTGCTTGTTATAAAAAGTTCTTTCCTTATATTTATGCGAATTTCTCAACAATCAAGAAAGGATATTCTGGCACAGCAATTCTTTGTAAAGAAAAACCTATAAATGTTATTACAGAATTTGATTCTAATGATATCCACAAGGAAGGACGTTTGATTATCGTAGAATTTCCAACATATTATGTAATCAATGTATATACACCAAATTCTAAAGATGAACTCGCTCGTCTAGATGAACGCTTGAAATGGGATAGAATGTTTGAAGCTATTCTACAAAATCTTAAGAAACCGATTATAGTATGCGGAGACTTGAATTGTGCTCTAGAAGATATTGATATCCATAACCCAAAGGTTCATCATAAATCAGCGGGATTCTCGGACGATGAAAGAAAATCGCTAAAAGAAACGATTAAGAATCTAGATCTAGTTGATACATTTCGTCATAAAAACCCTGAAGTTGTCAAATATAGTTATTGGTCTAATTTTCATCAATCAAGAGCAAAGAATCGTGGATGGCGTATAGATTATATTTTGAGTAGTACTATGGAAATTAAAGAAGCAGATATTCTTAGTGATTATTTTGGATCAGATCACTGTCCAGTAATTGCTGAGTTTAAAACTGAATCATCTTAATACTATAGAATGGGTCGTTATGCACATTTTAATACAGGATTTGAATATAAATTTACATTTGGAATTCAAGATTCTAAAGATATATTAGAGTTTAATGGTGAAGTAATAAAATTATATAATCAAACATATGGACATATACAATGGACTCAAGATGATAAAGAATTTATTTTAAATGAATTACAAGTTACTAAAGGGTTTTTTGATACATATGAAAAGAATCTTAATGGAACCTATGAATTATATAGTTCTAGAATAGATGATTATAAAAAGATGTTAGGATGTGTAATTTATCATCAACTCTTATATACAGATGTTTTAAAATGTGAGTTTGAATGGTAAAAAAATTGATTAATATTTTTTAATAAAATAAGTAATCATGGAATCTCTTTATTCTTTACCAAAATCTTTAGTAAAAGCAAAAGTTCTTTCTCGTCCATCAAAGAAAATTAAATCGCCATATTTAGCGGATATTCTTATTGATGATAAAGAGTATATTTGTCATTCTGCTCCATTAGGTTGTAGCGGTCATATTGTTGAAGGATCTATTGTATGGGTATTAGAAAAAGAAAATTCAAAAACAAAGAGTACTCATCAAATATATTTAATAGAAGAAAATGGAACTCTTATTGGATGTCATCCATTAGTAGCAAATAAAATAGGACATAAATTATTATCAAAACAACTTGTTTTACCAAATATAAAAAATATTGTACCAGAAAATACAATTAATGATTGTCGTTTTGATTTTATCGCCAAATGTGATGAAAAGATGACAATTATTGAAGTAAAATCAGTTCCAATTGCTGATTATTTTGATGGAACTTCAAAAGAAGTACAAGAATATTTGAAAAATAATGTAGAACCAACAGAAAAGATAGCAATCTTTCCATATTGTACAACTGCTGGAAAACGAAAACTTTCAAAAGAACCTCTTTCAGAACGTGCTTTAAAACATGTAGAATCATTAACCAATTTATCAAGAAGTTATAAATGTGTTTTATTATTTATTGTTCAACGAAATGATGTATCTAAATTCTGTATCACAAAATTAGATCCTATTTATAAAGATGCTTGTAAAAAAGCATTAGATTCTAATGTTATTATTAAAGCAATATCTGTGAAATGGGATACTCAACATTGCTATTATGAAAAAGAGTTAGAAATTGTTTGGTGAATTTCTTTTCTGATAATAACATATCACAAAAAAAATTGCTGGAAGTGAGGATTGAACTCACGCACTTTCGTAGAGGGTCTTAAATCCTCCGCCTTAACCACTCGGCCATTCCAGCTATCCCAAATAGGGAAAGACACTTGTAATACAAGAATCTTTCCCTATCTACTTATATTAATTCTTATTTAAGTATTTTTTCTTGTTTTTTTCATTTTTTTTTTATGTATCTACAATCTACGCGGTGGCTACAGGGGCAACAGCAGGGACCGCCTTGATGTAGTGGCGATTGAGGTAGCGCTGGAGATTGAAGTATGTTAGGGGCTCACCCTCGCCGATAGCAAGGAGAACACGGAGAGGACCATCGGGCTTGATGTCATGCTTGTTCTTGAGCTCATGGGCCTTGACATAATCATTAACGGCCTTTGTGACCTCTGAGCGGGACATTAGGGTGGCAGGGGGGCGGCCGAGGAAGGTGAGGAGCTCGGCAGTGACCTGTGTGGGGCGCTCGAAGATGGAAGGAGCACGCTTTACCTCAACACCATTCTCATCAACCTTCACACGGCGGCGGCGCTTGCGGGCATCCTTCATCTCACGATGAACACGCTTCTCTAGGCGCTTGATCTGGGCGAGTAGAGTTGAAGCAGTTTCACGGAGAGAGTTTAGGTTACCAGAAACGGCTTTGAGGTCATCATCAAGAGTCGTGGTGGGGACAACGGGGGCAGTCGCCGCAGCCTCAACAGGAGTTGAGGAAACGACAACAGGGGTCGCCGCAGCCTCAACAGGAGCTGAAACAGCAACTTCCGCCTTTACCGCCTTTGTCGCACGCTTCTTGGCTGGGGCAGCCTCTACTGGAGCTGGGGCCGCAACTACTGGAGCTGGGGCCGCAACTACTGGAGCAGAAACATCAATCTTCTTTGCAACACGCTTAGATGTCTTAGTAGTAGTAGGGACAGAGGCAGTTGAGCTCATTATACCGGAGGATGAGGAAATAGAACTCATATTAAAACGCACTAATCAATTTTTATGCTTGGTAATAATCAATTT